GGCGGATAGCCCGGCAAAGGAGACCATCATGAGCCTGCGGGGGAAAATCAAAAGAACGACGATTGGCGGAGTAAAGTACTGGCATGCCTATACTCCCGAAGGTCGAGAGATGTTGTCCGCAACAAGGGACGAACTCTTGATGAAGTGCGCCCTGGAGGGGATGCTCAAAAGGGTGAAACCAGGCATGACTGGAAAAGAGCTTAGGTACATCCGGCAAAGACTAAATAAGCCAGTTGCCACCATAGCGGCGGAGTATTCTAAGTCGGTTAGAATGTGGGAGGACATGGAGGCCGGGAGACGCGATGTCCCAGACGACCTAGAGATTGATATCCGCCTGGCCGCAGAAGAGGCCCAAATCGCCCCGTACGGAACGCCTGAACCTGTGGTTACTCCGAGGCATCTTAGAGCGTATCGACGCACCAAGGGGCTAAATCAGGCCGAATTTGCTACATTACTCGGCGTAGCCGTAAAGACACTTGCCAGGTGGGAATCAGGAGGAAGAAAGATTCCTCCTTATGTACTTTACGCACTAAGAAAACTTAAAAGGGAGGAACAAAATGAACTACCTTGATACAAGAGACCTTTACAAGAGGCAGGAAGAATTGAAATGGGAGCTTGAAGGCTTGCAGTCTCTTCTCGAAGAGGCGGGAGAGCAGTATACCGAAGCGTGCGACGCCCTACAGTACGACAAAACCGCCGACGCGGTAGAAGCTAAGGACGAGGCAGAAATCGCCCTACAGGAGGCAACCTCGGCCCTTGCCGACTGGCAAGAAGAGAATCAAGCGGAGCTTGATGAGTTGAACGCGCTGGAGCGCGAAGTCGGCAGGGAGTGGATGCACGGAGAAACGCTTATCCCTGAGAGTGAGTTCGTGAGCTACACGCAAGAGCTTGCCGATATCATCGGCGCGACCGCCGGAGATGGTTCATCCTGGCTCGTAATCGACGGGGAAGCGACAGCGGAAGGACTGAAGCAGGACTACTCAGAGGCGGAGTTTCAAGGTACAACGTACCTTTTCCGAGCAAACTAAGGAGAAAGACGATGAAAATCGGCGACAAAGTAAAAATTACGGACGGGTCATACGCGGTAAGGATAGATGAATACCACCGGGTAACCAGTATCGGGATGTGCAGAGACGATTTCGAGATTGTTTTTGTCGAAAACCCCAAATTAACTTGCTGGGACGGATCAGCAGCGCATGACATCCATATTAAGAACCTCAAAACAGGAGCTATTTACCTCCACTCCTCCTGCATGGTGAAGAAGGTCGGACGAAGGCGCGTACTCAACCAAGTACGGCTGATGCAGGTCTTAACTGCGGAAGGGTATATTCCCATCGGAGGTGGGTTCGGCAAGTACGAGGAACTGGGTTTGTACTTTGATAATAGTATGTGGAAGTATTGTGAGAAGGAGATCGACGAAACGCTACGCCTCGGCTACTTCCTGTTCAAAGAATCTTGGACTGAGGAATATTGAAGTGAATCCCTTCACGCCTAAGCACCTGAAGGCTTTCCGCCGACATTTCGGCCTGAGCCAGGCAAGGGCAGCTTCGCTCCTTGGGATGACCCGAGTGTCGTGGTGCCGGTGGGAGACAGGAGCAAGTCCGTTGCCGGTGTATTTACGCTTCGCGCTAATCGGTCTGGGCCGGGAGTTGAAGCGGCAGCAGGCGGAGAAACCGATAATTTATTTAGAGACAGAGGATTAACCACGACAAATGTTCACATTATTCCTACTAATTATCCTCGTCCTCTGCTTCGTAATCATCGGGGCAGGGACGGGCAAAGACGACTAAGGAGGCAACATGTTCGACCCAGTCGGAAAATGCCTATACTGTGCGCACCACGCACTGGTTGGTCGCAGGTATTTTGCCTGCATGAACGCTTCTGATGGTGTCCACCTCCGGGAGGCGCACAAGTACGACGCTCCGGCGAGTAAGTCTCGACACCTGCCACACGCCTGCGAGACATCAGGGCTCGAAGAAACCTACCCCGATAGGTTTTCCCCCGCCTTCTTAGAAGGCACTTGTGAGAACTGGAAACTACAAGGAGAGGAGTGACCACCGATGCGAAAAAACAAATTACCCACACCAGAGCCGTCAACCTGCCGCCCTTCGGGTGAAGACGAGGATTACTACGGGTCCGAGCACCCGGTACCAAGAATCAGATGGAGGGAGAAACTTTTTCTCTTATTCCTCGCCGCTCTTGCGGTTTTGAATCTGTGGTTTATACTGGCCTCCGGGCCGAACTGAGGAGGAAACTACATGTGTATTTTCCACAAGTGGGGGAAATGGGAGCAGTATACCCAGATAGTTCTAGAACGTAGGATCTCCATGCGGTACGTCCTGAGCAGCACTAAGGAGTACAGGCAGAGGAAGCAATGCGCGAAGTGTGGGAAAGTCAAGGACGAACTGATAAATGAAGTAATTTTAGATTGAGGAGAACAAATGAACTACATCCAATTAAGAAACTCATGCATCGACGATGCAATGCACGCCGCAAAGCAACAAGTTCTCGCTCTCGGGCGAGAGTTCGAGACCAGAGTAAACGGCAGACTGGGGGAGTACACCCACTATTTCGAGACGGAGTTTTTCCATAAGGAGATGAACCGGAGATCCAAGGAGGCGCTGAGAGCGAAGGAGGCGCAAGCCTGACGACTTGCTTCGAGCCAGTACCCAATACCCCGTTATCCTGCAAAGGAGCGGGGTTGAGGCAGTGCATAAGCCGGGTAATGGCCGGCAAAGTAGGAAGATGGATTGATAAGAGGATATTAGACAGAATTTATTCAGATGGAGGACGCCATGATACCATGCCGGAGAAAGTCCGGCGAAGCAGAAGAAATCCTCCCTCCATGTGGAGGGAGGAACTTAATTCATAGAGGAGGAAACAGATTGAGCACATACAAGTTAGACCAACCTTACAAGCTGGAACAGCTTCACGCCCGCTTCTCAGGGAAGCGAAAAAACGCAGTCTGGCCCGCAAGCAAGGGTCAAGCGATCAGGCCCGACAAAGTCGGCCAGCCGAAAGGGAAGGCGGAGATTAAGGCCCTTAAGAGGGCGAGGACGAAGGCGTTCCGCCAGGAACAGGTATGAACGACCTGAAGGACCTACGGTCCAAGCTCCACCGGACCCAGGCTGAAATGGCCGCACTTTTCGGTGTGACGAAACTCACATGGGGGAGGTGGGAGCGCGGGGAGTTCACACCTCTTCCTGTGTACAGGAAGAAACTTGCTAAATTACTTGCGTTCGTGGGGAGGAAAACCGATGTTGAACGTTCAGAGCGATAAGAAACTTCCAAGGGTGTACCTGGCCGGGCGAGTCGTTGGCCTAGCTCCGGATGCAGTGGGGATGGAGTTCGGTAGATGGCGAGTTATGTCAACAGTCGTCCTCCGAAGCCGCGAGAGGTATGGGAAGCTCAGCGTTCTCTGCACCTGCACAGGTTGCACGAAGACAAAATGGGTTCAGTTGCTCACACTTGAGGGTGGAGCATCTACACAGTGCCAAAGTTGCAGCGCGGCGGAACAAGGGGCGTTTTCGCATGAGAGAGCGCAAGCAAAGAAGGACTTTTAGGAGGAGAAATGAAAATAATCTCGGAGGAGACAATAAAAATAGGCAGACACTGGACCACGGTCTACCTCTGCTCCGACGGAGAGGAGCGCACGGCGAGACAACTCGCCTCCTACTGCGGCTACGCCAGGCCGAGTAACCTCTACCAGAGGCTGAAAGCCGGGGATCGGGGACCGTTTTCAAAGGTGAAAAACATTGCCTCTGGGAAGGGAAACTCTGCTTGGCAGAGCCTCGGAGAGATAGAGAGGAGGGTTTAAAAATGGATTACTTATACTTAGCCGCTGTAGATATAGCTAGGCGAGCGCACGAAGGACAACTACGTAAATACACTGGGGAGCCGTATTTAGTACACCCATTCGCAGTCGCCGGACTTGTTGCATCAGTATCGGCGGACGACGACATGATCGTTGCAGCGATATTGCACGATGTTGTTGAAGACAGCGCGATAAGTCTACACACAATTAACGGCGTATTTGGACAGCGTATCGCTTTGCTGGTAGAGGACCTTACCGATGTCTCCAGACCGTCCGACGGAAACCGTGCCGTAAGGAGAGCAATCGACCGAGCGCACACAACCAGCGCTTGCGTGGAGGCGAAGACTATTAAGCTCGCCGACCTGATTGACAACACTAAGAGTATCGTCGCGTTCGATCCCGAGTTTGCCAAAATTTACATGGCTGAGAAACGGCTCTTGCTGAAAGTTCTGAGGGACGGCGACCCTGTACTTTTTGCTCTTGCGGACAAGTTGGTGCAAGACTACTTCCTGACCCACGAGGCGCGGGTATGACCCTAGTACGTACCGTACTTGATTTTGAATCGGCATATGGAAAACATCCGGTGACAGGGGAGAACATCACCTTGTCTAAGATGACCTGCGAGGAGTACGTCCGGCATCCGAAGTTCAAAGCCCACGGCCTCGGGGTTAAGATTGGCAAGGAGAAAGCCTTTTATCTCTACAAGCCCGCCGACCTCGTCGCGTTCCTGAAGGAACACCCATGGGCGAAGTCCTACGTGATCTGTCACCACACACATTTTGACGGGGCCATACTCTCCTGGCGGTGCGGAATAAAGCCCGCGTTTTGGGGCTGTACTTTGTCCATGGCAAGGGCCATCTTCCCGCACGAGTCCTCCAGCTTGGCAAACATTGCGAAGCTCTTGGGCGTCGGAGAGAAAGGCACCGAGCTTGTTCACTTCCAAGGGAAATGGCATCTGACGGACGACGAGCAGAGGATCATGGGCGGCTACTGCATGAATGATGTCGAGCTTACCTCCGACATTTTTGACGCATTGAAGGGGCAGTTTCCTCCTTCTGAGCTGAGGCTTATTGACCTCACTGTCCGTCTTTTTACCGAACCCGCGCTCGCGGTGGAGCGCGGGGTACTCATCGAAGAGTACAAGCGGGAGCGGCGCAGCAAGCGAGCGTTACTCAAGGCGTGCAACACGGATAAAACGGTGCTCGCCTCCGGCGACAAGTTCGCGGAGTTGCTTCTGACTCTCGGAGTAGACCCGCCGAAGAAACTCAGTCCTTCGAAGGTAAAGGACGGGCGGGTGGACCCGGATAGTGCAGGCGAAGCCCCACTTGGCTTGCTACCATCGTTCAAACTCCCAGTAGGCGCCGGGCTATTTCTTTCGAAGGACGAGATGATCTCAGAGCGGGTGAGGCTGAAAGCCGAGAAGGATGTCTACCCATGGGCCTACGCTTTCGGCAAAAGCGACGAAGCGTTCAAGATGCTACTCGACCACCCAGACCCGCAGGTTCAGGCAGTAGTTGAGGCCCGCCTCGGGGTGAAGTCCACGATCAAGGAGACCAGGAGCAAGCGGTTTTATAAGATCGGTAAGCGAGGGCGGTTCCCAGTGTATCACAACTACTACGGTGCGAGGACTGGCAGGGACTGTCTAACTGGGGACACTCGCATTTATGTGTTGCGCTATTGCAAGGTTATTGGTATACTCCTTCCAGACCTTCGTCCCAATGACTTAGTATGGGACGGGGAAGAGTTCGTAGCCCACGGCGGGCTTGCATATCGGGGAAAACAGGAGGTAATTACTTATGACGGGATCACAGGAACGCTCGCACACCAAGTATTCTGCGAAGAAACACCAACCGCGATCGCTCTATCTGCAGCAGCAGCGCGCGGTTACAAAATCAAAGCTGCAGCGCCACCTCCAGGCTACGCCGGAGCTGCAGATGCTGTCGTCAGTGGAGGAGCTGCTGAACCAGCGAAGCAAGATGCTGTTCAGATGCAAGTGTGGGAAGGATTTTCGGTCTAGACCGTCCGACATGATCCGGACGAAGCAGTCTTCGTGTTTCGGATGCAGCCGCAAGCGAGTAATGGCGGCTCTAGTGCGGACTGAGGAATGGCGGGCGCACCACAAGAAGATGAACAGCCGCGCGTTAGAGGCGAATACGAAAGATCCTGTGTACGTGGCGCTACGGCGGCGATGCAACAGCGCTAAGGCGCGGTGCTGCACCACTACTGACAGGCGGTATCCATATTACGGTGGCAGAGGCATCGAGTTTCGTTTCTCCTCCCCTGTGGCTATGGCAGAGTGGGTGCTAGAGTACTTAGGTCCGCCCCCCGCTGGGTGCTCCGTAGACCGAGAGGACAACAACGGGCATTACGAGCCGGGTAACTTGCGATGGGCCACGGCTAAGACGCAGAATAATAACAAACGGGAGTACGCTGTAGGTGATTATGGGGCTAGAGTGCGGCTGATGCGGGAGGCTAGGCCCGACTACAGCGAGCAAAATATACGAGCCTTGATTCGCTCGGGCCTTACTGACGAAGAAATCGTAAACAGGAGGAAGTGGGATGGCTGCGGCCGATACATACGACATTCTTGATTGTGGTCCGCGAAATAGGTTCGCCGCCAACGGCAAGTTGGTCCACAACAGCGGCGGGGACAAGCAGAACACGACTAACCTAAATCGTGTGAACCCAAAAGACCCAACGTCCGGTGCCCTCCGGCGCTCACTGCACGCTATTCCCGGCCACACCTTAGTGGTTCGCGACCTTGGGCAGATCGAGGCGCGGAAACTCGCCTATACGGCAGGACAAGAAGACCTCCTAGAGTTGTTTCGCACCGGCGGAGACCCATACAACCGGCAGGCGTCGAAGATCTTCGGATATGAAGTAGACAGGAAAAGCGAGGCGCACTGGTTGGAAGGACTAGTAGGAAAATCAAGTACTTTGGGCAACGGCTACGGCATGGGCTGGGGGAAATTCCAAGAGTCCCTTCGCGTGGGGTTCATGGGTGCTCCTCCGCTTCTCTTCGACCGGGTTGCTGCAGAGAAACTCGGGGCGGATATTGACGTGTTCTCCAACCAGCGAAGTTACAAAAAAGGTTGTGCGTTTCTGCGTGACGAGGCCCTTGCTCTGAAGCCGCTGAACGTAAGCGAGGAGGCGCATCTCTGGCACTGCGCAGCGGTCAAGCAGATCGTCGATAAGTACCGGGAGAGTAACGGAGCCATCGTCGCGTTCTGGAAAGAAGCGGGACAGGCGCTCCATGCGATAGAGCAGGGCGAAGAAATCTCAGTAGGCAAGCGCGGAATGGTGACAACCTGCAAGGAGGGTTTTCGGTTGCCGAACGGCATGAAGATACGGTACCATAAACTGCGGAGCAACGAGAGCGGAGAGTTCCGGTATCTTTCTAATTTCCGGAAAAAGGAATGGTCGTACATCTACGGTGGCAAGGCCGTTGAAAATATCATCCAGGCGCTCGCCAGGATCGTGCTGACCGACCAGATGCTGAATATCGACAGGTGGCTCAAAGCGCAGAGGTTACGGGACAGGAAAGGAACATACCAGATTGTTACTTCGACATACGACGAGGTCGTAGCCTGCGTCCCGCTGTACCGGGCCGAAGAGTGCCTGGAGATGATGAAAGTCGAGATGGCAACCGCGCCGACGTGGTGCGCCGACCTGCCGCTGAAGTCGAGTGGAGGATATGCTGTCTCCTACGGAGATGTTGATAAATAACCCTTGACTCTTAATGTCAATCAGGTTACAATTAGACAACGAGAAGTGAGGCGAGGAGTCGGCAACCTTCAGGGAAACCTGAGTAGATCCCATAATGACCACCCGCTCGTCAGGGAGTCGGCCTCGCTTCTTTTTAAACTGCGCGTAGCTCAGTCTGGTAGAGTACCTGGCTTGGACCCAGGGAGTCGCGTGTTCGAATCACGCCACGCAGACCATTAAAATTACATAAGGAGAGCAACATGAAACAGATCATTGCTACCGACCGAGTACCTATTAAGTTGTGGCTTACTGACATCGAAGCAGGGGCACTTGCGCAGGCTAGAAACCTCGCAAACCTTCCATTCGTCTTCAAGCACATTGCTATTATGCCGGACGCTCACCAAGGCTACGGGATGCCCATAGGTGGCGTAATGGCGACCCGAGACGTCGTCGTTCCGAACGCTGTTGGCGTGGATATTGGTTGCGGAATGTGCGCCGTGAGGACCTCGCTCACTGATCTTGATCAAGAGGCGCTGCGTCGGATTATGGGAGGGTCGAATGAGTGTAAAGGAGGTATTAGGGGCAAGGTTCCTGTAGGGTTCGGGCATCACTCAAAGAGGCAAAGCGAGGGTATTATGCCTGATATAGATTTCATGACTGACGACCTGCCTATCGTAAAACGAGAATATTTTTCCGCGCTGAAACAGATAGGAACTCTTGGTGGCGGTAATCATTTCATTGAGATCCAAAAAGGTAGTGACGGTTTTATCTGGGTAATGATTCACTCCGGCAGCCGCAATATCGGCTACCAGGTCGCGAAGTACTACAACAATCTGGCGATTTCGCTGAACGAGAAATGGCACTGCGCAGTACCCGCAACTTGGCAGCTTGCGTTCTTTCCTCTTGACTCTGCTGAAGGTCAGAGCTACCTCACCGAGATGCAATACTGTGTAGACTTCGCCCTTGCAAGTCGGGAACTCATGATGAGCAACACACTCCTCAGCATTTCTGAAGTTGTTGGGGAACAGTTTTCATGCGACGACCCGATTAACATCGCTCATAACTACGCAGCTATGGAGCACCACTTTGGCAAGAATGTAATGATCCATCGCAAGGGAGCGACGAAGGCAATGACCGGTCAGTTAGGGATTATTCCTGGAAGCCAAGGCACAGCCAGTTATATCGTGAAGGGAAAGGGCAATGCTGAGAGCTTCTTTTCATGCTCCCACGGAGCAGGGCGCCGAATGGGTCGAGGGCAGGCGCAGCGGGAGTTGTCACTCGACGGCGAGAAAGAAAAACTTGACACCATTGGAGTAATTCACAGCGTTCGGAATACCTCCGATCTTGACGAAGCGCCAGGAGCGTACAAGGATATTTCAGAAGTGATGAAGAACCAAGAGGACCTGGTCGAGGTAGTTGTCGAGCTTCGTCCGTTGGCGGTTATTAAGGGCTGAAAAATTTACCGGGAACGCCTATCTGCTGACGGATAAGTCGGCACGAGCGCACCCTCNCGGTTTTTACTTAAGGAGGACACAATGATTCAATACTTTACTCTGCCTGTAGCCGTACTGCTTTTGGGGTGGTCCATCTATACTGGGACAATTAAGGTCAAGAATGCTGACAGCTTACCAGCCAAGATTGACCTCNACAGTCGAGCGAGTATTATCGCCCTTGCNGCCGCAGTGGTGAGTACGGCAGGGCTTCTGATTGACGGACTTCTAAGATAAAAGGAGGACACATGTGAAGATGTGTAATCGATATGGAAACGTAGTGAGGATAAAATGATCCCGACAAACGCCAAAGGTAAGGGGTTCTACTGGTCTCCGTCAGCCATCAATGACTTCATCACTTGCCCAGCGCAGTACGGGGCAAAGAGTTTTTACTGCACCAGCCCTTACGTCGAGACCGAGGCAGCGCTGGCCGGCAAGGTAGAGCACAAGCACTTGGAGAACCGCCTTTCAGGCGGGACCCCGCTCCCAGAGGGCTACACCAGAGGAGAAAAATATTGTAGGGTGATCGAAGCATGTGCCTCCGGAGGACAAATCTTTACCGAGAAGCAGTTAGCCCTTAACAGGGACATGAAGTTCGTCAAGTGGTTCGCAAAGGACGCATACGGGCGATGCCAAATCGATGTCCTCGCCCTGAAAGGGAAAAATTGTTTTGTCGGCGACTGGAAAAGCGGCAACATCCGGGAAAACAGCCTGCAACTGAAGATCAATGCCTGTTTTGTCTCCTTGCTCCATCCAGAACTTGAGCAGTTCAACCTACGGTACATCTGGCTGAAACACGACGCGGCGACGGGCGAGGTCTTCAAGAAGGAACAGATTCCTTCTTTGTGGGAGGAGATATTTTCGTGGGTCCGGAGGATGGAGGACGCCTGGGAGCGCGAAGCGTTCGCACCTAAGCCCTCTGGGTTATGCAGAGCATACTGCTCTGCGACAGCGTGCCCGCATTGCGGGAAAGGAGGGAGGAGGTGAACGAACGTATTTGGGGAGGGCTGAGATGAATGACGAGAGGCTAAAAAAATCAATCCTGGCTACAGCGAAAATAGCTGAGGTGGAAAATCCTGCAGTTGCAGACACACTGACGGCACTTTGTACTGCGCTAGAGTTAGGGGCGGAAGGGGTTTTTCACAGCTTTGCATTGCGTTTCTCTGAGCGGGTAGCTGTAGCTATGAACGAGATGGATGCGGAGGAAGGTGTATCGCTAAACTAAAGAGGAGGTTCACTATGTTTTTCGATCTTTTTGTGAAGAAGACGAGAGTGGTGGAGGCTCTAAGAGAGCACTACACTCTGGCAGGGATGTTTACACATATTTCTGGTGTGGGTACTACATCGGCTATGTTACACATGATAAAGACGGACGTGTTAGTTCTGGCACCGAAAGGTATGCACACAGGTCTGCAGGAATACCGCCCGGACGTTACCCTGATGTCGCCGAAAATGTGGGCCGAGCACCCAACGGTGCACAGTACTATTCTGTATCTCTACGCTATGCAGGAGAATGGACAAGTGCTCAGTGCATTACTGAGAAGGAAGGAGAACTCAAAATGAACCAAGACCAACTAGATCGTGCCCAAGAGCACTACGACGCACAAGTACCTGAGATTGACGAACCGAACGACGAGGAGTTTTCGGACGACGATTACCTTTGGGAGATCGACTACGAGGAGGATTACGAATGACTACTGAGATCATGCTCGATCTTGAGACCATGGGCACCGGCCCAGACGCCGCGATCATTGCCATCGCAGCGGTCGAGTTTGACCGAGAAACAGGTAAACTTGGCCGAGAGTTCTACGAAGTAGTAGACCTCGCCTCGGCGATGGCTGCCGGCAGCACGGTCGAGGCATCGACCATCCTCTGGTGGATGCAGCAGAGTGACGAAGCTCGGGGTGAGTTTAGGAGGGCGGGGATCGAGATACGAGAGGCGTTGATACGGTTCGCTGTATGGCTCTCTGAGCCCGGCAAAACCTTGGATTTTTTAGGCAACATATGGGGCAACGGCTCCGACTTCGACAACGTGATCCTGCGTTCCGCGTACACGCGGCTCGGCCTGCGGGCACCTTGGTCGCATAAACAGAATAGGTGCTTTCGCACTGTTCGGAATTTATTTCCGCCGGTCGAGATAGCCGTCGAAGACGGGGTAAAGCATAACGCTTTGGCTGACGCCAAGTATCAGGCGAGGTATCTCTGCGAGATATTGAGGAGGAAGCAATGACCATAATCCCAATGCCGAGAGGCATAAAAATCTACAACGCCAGTACAGAACCCTGCGACACAGCGGTGGGACCTTGCTGCTGTGGAGCCTGGCATGACCTAAGTGATATGCCTGAAGAAGTGCGAAAAGCACTTGCTTGTGCCGCCTGCGGCCNGCCGGCCNCGCCGGACGACGGCCTCTGCACCGAGTGCGCGGAGAAACTTGACAAGCTGGCTTGTTCATTCGAGGGGAGGGAAGGATGAGAAATTCATTATATTGGGACGACTTCACCAGGAGGGCGGAAGAGACAATTGCTCATGTAAAGGCAGGTACTGCGCCACCTGTCCGACGAGCCGCGGTCTTCGTTACGGATCGTTGCAACTTTAAGTGTGCGTATTGTAATCACTGTGTTACCGGCAGTACAATGTCGCAGGAGATGTTCGAGCACATACTTGCTAAGTACGGAGATTCTGCTATAATTCACATCACAGGCGGCGAGCCCTCAGTAGTGCCTTGGCTGTACCCATTCCTGCGAGAACAAGGGCACAGGTATCGTTTTCACTTGAACACAAATGCGTTTATCGAACCCCCTGCTGAGTTCGTGCAACGGCTGAAGATATCGCTTGACTCAAAAGATGCCAAGTACTGGAACTGCTTAGTGGGGCGGGATAACGCCTTCGCCACTGTCCTCATGAATCTCAAAAGGGCTTCTGATAAGACTGTAACTTCAGTTACCTACACAATCACGAAGGAAAATTACAACAACGCTATCGCCTTTGCTGAGTTTATTTTCGCCGAAGTTCCTAGCTTGTACGCCGTTTTCTTTTCCGTCTACAAGGGTACTGATGTAAGATACGCAATGCGGCAAAATGATGTAGATGCGTTCTTCGGCGAAGCGCTCCCATGTCTGTACGAAGTTCTTCCTGCTGAGTCAGCGGCGTTACTACGAGAGACGGTAGACGAGAAGCGGCGGCTTGTGCAAGGCGTGAGATTCGAGCAGATGGCTGGTCCGTGCTACCTGTCGATGTCTGAGCGAGTGTTTTCTCCGAGTGGGGGCGAGTTCACATGCTCTCATTTGTACCGCGACAAGATCTATATGACTGAGCCAATAAAATGCGACAGGTGCAAGTATGGATGTAACCAGAGATTGGTGCAGTTCAACGATCTCGTTGCCGAGAGGGTGTGAGAATGAAAAACCAAAAACTCCAAGAGTACCAAGAAATGGTGACTGACTGCGAGGACCGAGAGTCTCTGCTCTCCGAGTGGGAGACGACCTTTATCGAGTCGGTCGGAGAGCAGATCGCGGAGAAAGAGTTCATAACAATAAAGCAGGTCGCGATTCTTGAGCGGATCTGGGATAAAGTTACGGAGGCGGGATGAGCACACCAGAGGGAGAGATTAAAAAAATCACGAAGACCCTGCTCACCAAGTACAAAATCTATAACGCCAAGGACGCGGGGTCCGGGCCGAACGGGCGAGGTCTTCCACTCGATGCAAAAGGGTGGTATTGGATGCCCATCAAAGGTGCTTCGTTCGGAGTACGGGGTATCCCAGATTTTGAGGGGCACCATCAAGGCAAGTACTTCGGGGTCGAGACAAAGAGGAAAACAAAGAAGGCTGAAGGCTTCCAGGCCCTTCAGGTGGACGCTATTCGCTGTTCCGGGGGCGCGGTCTTCGTCGTAGACGGAAGTGAAACTCTGAGCCTCTTCGAGGCTTGGTTGAAGGAGAACAAATGAAACTGAAATACGACCACCTGTTAACACCAGATTTAATCTGGAACATTGAGCAGAACAAGCCAAGCCTTGTGGTCAAGGACCTCCAAGAGTTCGGAGTGCCCGCTGAAGTAACGCACGGCGTCCTTCTCGCCAGAGGCGTGTATAAGTGGCTTGCCGTTCGGCGGAAGCTTATCAAGCTGAAGAACGTTTGGAAGGATCGTATCCGCGAGACCCTTGTGGGCATGGCTTCCGCTAAAGCGGAGAAGAAGCAATACCAAGTAACGTACCTTCGAGGTTATCTTCGTGCTTATGAAGAGTGCCGGGGCGAGGTTCGAGCGTTATGCCATTCTCCAAGATGGCAGGCTCCGGACTTTGACAAGGGCGCGAGGAAGTTTTTGGAGGATAAGTGTCCGACGTTCGAGTAATAAAAAATCACCTAGTCTTCCGTTCCGGGAGCGTCGGACAGCTCCGATCAGTGTTCCCCCTCCTCAAGGAGGCCGTCATTGACGGAGGCCGCTACGTGGCCGTGCCGCACACCCTTGAAAGTGCGAAGATCCTGAATAACCTGGGAGTCGGTGCTCCGAGTCCGATACGGACGAGATACGATTGGCCGGGTCGCTTCTCGCCGAAGGCCCACCAAGTGCATACTGCGGAGTTTTTGACTCTCAACGCTCGGGCGTTTTGTTTGAACGATATGGGCGCCATGAAAACGATAAGCTCGTTGTGGGCCGCCGATTTTCTTCAGAAAATCAAAGTAGTTAAACGCGTTCTGGTGGTAGCGCCGCTCTCCACCTTGGCGCCTACGTGGGGCAATGAGATTTTTCAGAACTTCCCGCTCAAGACTTACGCAATACTGCACGCTGATCGGAAGAAACGACTCGAACTCCTTGCCAAGCCGCACGACATTTACCTCGTGAATCACGACGGCCTGGAGATTATCGCCGACGCGCTGATGAAGCGGCCAGATATAGGCTTGATAATACTCGATGAATGTGCTTTGTATCGCAATCAGCGGAGCCTCCGTTGGAAGATTGCGAACGCGATAATCAACAAAAGTGGTATCCCCCGAATCGTGTGGGGAATGACTGGGGCACCTACTCCGAACGAGCCGACCGATGCCTATGGGCAGGTAAAGCTGATAAAGCCCGAGAATTACAAAGGCCACTTCACCGCGTTCAAGCATGAGACCATGCTGCAGATTTCTCAGTTTAAGTGGGTGCCAAAGAGAGGCTCTGAAGAGACAGTTAACCGAGTGCTACAGCCGTCCATCCGCTACGCCCTCAAGGACTGCGTCGATCTGCCCGAGTCAATTCACACATTCCACCAGGTCCAGCTCTCAGCCGAGCAGCAAAAGCATTACAAAGAGTTACTCCGAAGCGCAGCGACCGAGATCAAGGGAACGATGGTGACGGCAGTAAACGCTGCTGTTCTTATCGGGAAAATAATTCAGGCATCTCTTGGCGTTCTGTACGGCGCGAACGGCGACATAGTCAAAGTCGACTTCAGCCCGAGGATCTCGGTAATCAAGGAACTGATCGAAGGCTGCCGGCAGAAGGTAATTATCTTCGTGCCACTGACTGGGGCGCTAAACGCTGTAGCGACCGAGCTTCGCAAGAAGTGGTCAGTAGCTATCGTAGATGGCAGTACCACAATGACACAGCGGAACAAAATCTTCAGGGAGTTTCGGTCGATCAAAGACCCGCATATCCTTGTGGCGAACGCCGGAGCCATGAGCCACGGCTTGACACTTACCGAAGCTTCGCTTATCATCTGGTACGCTCCGGTGACAAGCCACGATACATATATGCAGGCAAACGCCAGGATTGTGCGGCCAGGGCAGAAGTTCCCAACCCAGATAGCCCATGTGTTCGCTACACCAGAGGAGAAGAGGATCTACGCAGTGTTGAAGGAGAAGGGTCGGATGCAGGACATCGTGCTGGACTTGGCGAGAGGTGCGAAATGAGGCTACGCTCCGCCTTCAGCGGGCGGGCGGTATCAGGATATTGTCTTAGAACTTTCCAAGGAAAGGAGTTGATGAGGGGATGAAAATAGGCATCCACGACGCGGACAAGACAAAGTTCCCTAATCTCGCCTTGATGAAGTTGAGCGCCGCGTACAAGCAGGCTGGGCACGAGGTTGAGTTCTTTGCTCCAGGTAAACAATACGACAAAGTAGTGTCCAGCAAAGTGTTCACGTTTACAGAGAAAGATCCCGAACTGCCGGCGACAACAATTCTCGGGGGTGTAGGCTACGACGTTGCGAAGAAGCTCCCGGAATCAGTAGAACACCTGATGCCTGATTACACCCTATACAGGTGCGATAAAAGCTACGGGTTCCTTACCAGGGGGTGCCTACGAAGCTGCCCTTGGTGCTTCGTTCCAAGGAAGGAGGGCGGCATCCGCCCGCATGCAGACATCGAGGAATTTCTTGCACACGACTCAGTCGTCCTTATGGACAACAACGTCCTCGCATGTGGCCACGGCATAGCCCAGATCGAAAAGCTCGGAAGGCTCGGCGTGAAGGTAGATTTCAACCAAGGGATGGACGCTCGTCTAATTGATGACTCGATAGCGAAGCGTCTGAAGAAGGTTAAGTGGTTGTACCCAGTTCGTCTTGCGTGTGACTCCGCTTCGCAGATGCCGTCAATTCAGAAAGCGGTTACACTTCTCCGGTGGCATGGGGTTACACCAAGCAAATACTTTGTCTATGTACTGGTCAAAGATGTGGATGATGCACTTGAGCGTGTGAAGTTCTTGCGAGGCATGTGGGTAGATCCGTTCTGCCAGCCGTATATAGACTTTGATGGTACTCCTCCAACACTTCTCCAAAGACAGCTTGCCAGGTGGGTCAACACGAAGCAGGCGTTTACCAGTATGTCGTTCGAAGAGTATGTTGCTTGGCGAGGGGAGCGAGTGTAAAGTAACTAGCCTTACAAAAAACCCCTTGACTATCTCTGTCAATCGGGTTACAATTAAGAAAATGAGGAACAAACAATTTTCTTACTCCGCACCCGGCGAAAGCGTTGTGCGGTGATCTTGCCTCTCGGGAGGGCGAGGTCGGAGCCGGGTGCGGAGTACGAGGAGCCAAAATGAAAAAAGCACTTATGGATGCAATAACCGAAGCAGTCAAGCCGCCGTTCAGGATCTTCGATCATCTGAACGAGGAGCATCTCCCGGTACCCGGCACCAAGATCCGGTGGAAGGACGAAGCCTTCGACTGTGTCCGTAACGCCGAGATCGTCGAGAAGCATGAGAACGGTTGGGCGTACTGGGTAACTGAGGGGCGAGGCAAGTTCCTCATAAACGAGTGCCATGTGGTGGCAGTTGAGGAGGATACCGATATGGGAAGTAATAGGAGGGAGAACGCTCCGAGAGCAGAGCCGGCGAAGAAAGCCGTCACGGCGGACGCAGTAATCGCCGCGTATATCAAGACCCGCGATGCGATCGATGAAGAAAAAAGAATTTACGAAGAAAAGGTCGAGAAACTGAAGGCCGTCCAAGCCAAGCGTGAACAGTGGTTGACTTCCGAGCTGGATAAGTTAAAACTTACCAGTTTCAAGAAAACTGGGGTGGGCATTGCCTTTTTCAAGACGCGAACATCGGCGACGATGGCCGATGCAACGGAATTTGTCAAGTGGGTCAAGGAGGATTGGGATGGGAGGAACCACTTCCTTGAGAAACGGGTGTCGAAGACCGCAGTGGATGAGGCCGTCAAAGATGGGGAGACGCCGCCTCCAGGGACTAACTATTCCTCTACGAGGGTAGTGCAAATTAACAGGGGGTAACGATGGAAGAGCTTCTAGAAAAGATTTACAAAGCGTATGACGACTTCAATGTAAACTCGACCAAGAGATCAGAGGATGGAAACAAAGCCGCAGGCGCCAGATCGCGGAAGGCAAGCTTGGAGCTGACCAAACTGTTCAAAGAATGGCGGAAGATTTCCGTCGGAAAATAAAGGAGAAAAACAAATGAGTAATGATTTAATGATTCCCGACAAGTCGTCGGTCCCGAGTTTCCTTGTCGATGCTGTAGCCGCAGCGCAGAATTACGCCGATGCTTCCGCAGGAATAAGCGGAGGTTTCCCGGCCAAGGTCAAACTGTCCGGCAAGCAGTTCACCCTTGTCGACGAGGGTGGCGAGGAGAAGCCGTACCCACCTGCAGCACTGGTTGCCGATGCGGAAGGCAATGTGTACCTGCCGGCGATAATGCTGGCAGCCAAAGGCCCGCTGTCCAAAGGATG